ATCAAATCTGACCACAAGATTTATGGAATCGGTAGTGGCGGCGCTTATGCTCTCGGTTATCTTTATGATCGTCTGGGTCGTCTCACTAATGGTAATGTAGAGCAACACGCCCGACGTGCCGTTGAAATCGCCAGCATCCTTGACATCAATACCTGTCCTCCGATTCAATTAGTTACTCAACGACGGGAGTACTAATGAGAAAAGATTGGTCCCACTGGACTATCTATTTCAATGCCAACCACTTGTATAACTGGGGCATTGGTATCAACTATTACCACGAATATGAATCAGCACCATTTGAGATGCTTGCTAGAATTTGTCAGATAGACCTGCTATTGTTCAATATCACAATTACTCGATGGGAAAAACGGCAGTGGATATAAAAGAATTACTTATCAAGGCGCTACACGATAAAGAGAACAAGCGCCCACGTTCTACTCAGGTTCAGGTAGGACCATCTGAATTAGGTGGTTGACGTCGTAAAGTCTGGTACAAGTTACATAACCAGCCTGAGACTAACGAGAACGAGATGAAGTTAGCAGCGATTATGGGTACTGCTATTCACGGTGCCATTGAAAAAGCAATGGCTGATAACAAAGAAGTTTTGATTGAGCAGACCGTAGAACATAACGGTATGAAAGCACACGTAGATCTCTACATCCCTGGGACAGGAGATGTAGTTGATTGGAAGACAGTCAAGGTGAAGAACCTTGCCTATTTTCCAAGCCAGCAGCAACGCTGGCAAGTACATACTTACGGATACCTCATAGAACAAAGTGGATTGGGGAAGGTCCACAATGTGCATCTTGTGGCTATTCCACGAGACGGTGACGAGCGCGATGTAAAGGTCCACTCAGAGAAGTACGATTCTTCCATTGCGCTTGAAGCCCTATCTTGGTTGGAAGGTGTGAAGCAATCAGAGTTTCCACCAGAGCCTGAAAAGGATGAGAGTTACTGTAAGTTCTACTGTAAATACTATGACGCATCAGGCGAGATGGGATGCGTTGGTCTAAAAAAAGAACGTACAAAAACTGAATTACCACTCATTGAGAATTCAGATACTGCTACCAAAGCCTTGCAATATCTACAACTAGATAACCAAATAAAGGATCTCACTACACAGAAAGATGCTTTGAAAGAAGAACTTGCTGGAGTAGTGGGTGTCACCGATACAGGAGTAGAAGTTCGTTGGTCTTCTGTCGCTGGTGCTAAACAAGTGAATAAGGAAGTGGTCAAAGAACTTCTTGGCTTCGTTCCTACTATTGAAGGGAAAGAATCCCTTCGACTTTCTATCAAACATACTGGAGGTAAATAACAAGTGGCTGCGAATGAATCAACAAAGTTCCAAGTGAATTTCAAATCACCTGATGGAACTCTTATCAACCTTTACGCTTCAACAAAGGAGGAACTAGAATCGTTGCTAACTGCAGCGCAAGACTTTTCCGCCCTTATTGGAAGCGTTAGCCAATCTTTCTCAGGCGCTCGATCTGCTGCGCCCGTATCAAGTCCTGCTGCACCAGCAGCACCACGACCAGTCGTAGTTGAGGGTCAGACACCTGAATGTAAACACGGTCAGATGCAATTTAGAACAGGTAACGGGGCCAAGGGACCTTGGAAGGCTTGGATGTGCGCTGCTCCTAAGGGTGCGCCAGACAAGTGCGACGCAATCTGGGTTCGATAACCACGTGCGCGACCCACGAGAGTACGAAAGTCCTCTCTGTGCGGAAGTTGATGGCGAATACTGGTTCCCAGAAGATTTATCTGGTATCGGAAAAAACGAAAATATCAATATCGCTAAAAGTATCTGTGGAAACTGCCGTCATCGAACTGAATGCGCCGAATGGGGAATTACTAGAGAACGCTATGGTATGTGGGGAGGACTCACTGCCAATCAGCGTAAGTACATAAGGAGAAAACGAGGAATCATTCTTCCTCCAGAGGAAAGGGAAGGTAGAAGTGCTTAGACTTACACGTGCTTGGCAAGGCACGCAGATCAAAGCAACTCCACTTCCTGATGTCTGGAAAGATTTAGTAACAGGTGAGATAAGTGTACGCTTCAGACGAGGACAAGTCTGTATGGTTGCAGCAGCACCCAATGCAGGTAAGTCTATGTTTGCTCTAGTGTATGCAATCAAAGCAAAGATTCCAACGCTCTTCTTCTCAGCAGATACTGATACCACAACGGTAACTATCAGGGCTGCTGCTCATATGTCAGGTCATACACAACTGACAGTAGAAAAGAACCTTACTGAAAATCCTAACTTCTATAAAAAAGATTTAGGAGATATGCAACATATACAGTGGGTCTTTGACTCCAGTCCGTCACTCGATGATATCGAGATGGAGATAAAGGCTTACATAGAACTGTATGGAATTGCACCTGAACTTATAGTGATAGATAATCTAATGAATGTAGCAGCCGAAACCGACAATGAGTGGGCAGGGCTGCGAGCAATTATGATGGAGTTACACGATATGGCACGCAAGACCGAAGCCTGTGTGCTAGTACTTCATCACGTATCAGAACAGAGTGAGTATGGATCTCCCACGATGCCCCCTCCTCGTCGTGCCATACACGGTAAGGTAAGTCAATTACCTGCCATCATTCTGACCCTTGGTTATGACCCCTCCCAAGGAATGCTTCGGGTTGCTGCCGTGAAGAATCGCTTTGGTCCTCACTTTGCTGATGCTTCACGGTGGGCAACATTATTTACAAACTTCGGTGCTTGCCAGATAGGTGACTCCGATGCACAAGGCAGGGCATACCTCAACTCTAATCCACAGGTGAAGTATTGAGTTCATATAATAAGATAAAAGGTTCAAAGTTTGAGACAGATGTTATGAAATATCTACGCAAACTTGGACACTTTGCTGAGCGTCTGGCTAAGGCTGGGGCCAATGATGAAGGTGACATCGTTACCATAATCGCAGGTCAGACCTATATTTTAGAATGCAAGAACCGCAAGTCAATCAATCTTCCGCAGTTCTGGGCAGAAGCCCAGACTGAGGCAGCCAACTATGCGAAGGCTCGTGGACAAGTGGTTGCTCCGCCTGCCTTCGTCATAGTGAAACGTCGTAATGCAAGTATTGAGGATGCTTGGGTAATACAAACACTAGAGAAATGGATGGAACAAATGCCAGTACCACAAGGACAGATAACAAGTAGTCAAGGGTGGACAACGCCAGCAGAACCACCGCTACCTGAAGAACCAACAGAGGTAGAACAGAAGGAAGAAGTAGCAGAAGAAGCCATAGATAAAAAGGCTAAGAAGAAATGATCTGCACAGACTGTAGTGTTGCTGGTGATTTCAATTCACAAGGCAACTACGATAAGGCCGAAGAGTTACACGAGTATTGTAAAGGAGATTGCGGATGCCACCACAAGACTGGTCCAGGGTGGTACGTAAAGGCGGGAGAAAAACCAAAACCGATCCAAACACAATCCCCATAGCAGTCATCGTTTCATTCTATGGTGGTGAAGTAAAAGAGGGAAGAAGCGCATCAGTCAAGTGTTGTATCCACGATGACTCAAGACGAAGCGCGGTAATGAATACGTATGACAATTTGTATTACTGTCATACCTGCGGCAAGGGTGGGTCATCCGTCAACGTGGTGATGGAAAAAGAGAGTCTGGAGTATAAAGATGCAATCGAGCGAGCAGTCGAGATTATTACTGGAAGCGGTCACTCGCTACAGTCAAAGTCTAGACGAGGCAACGTTAGCCTACCTCGACGGACGTGGAATATCTAAAGAGATAGCCGAGCAGTTTATGTTAGGAACTGTCGTTGATCCTGCTAATGGACACGAGCAGTTTGTAGGGTGGCTATCTATTCCATACGTTACGGCGTTGGGTATTGCTACAAGTGTAAAGTTTAGAAGATTAGATGACGGAAAGCCTAAGTATGGGCAACCAACAGGACAGAAACTACACCTGTATAACGTGGTAGATGTGACTGTTGATTCATCACATATTGTTGTATGCGAAGGTGAGTTAGATACCATTGTGGTATCGGGAGTATTGGGAATACCAGCAGTAGGAGTTCCAGGTGTGGCTGCGTGGAAGCCTTACTATGCTAAGTTGCTGAGTGGATTTGATACAGTCTATGTTGTCGGTGACAACGATCTGAAAGAAGATGGCACTAACCCTGGAGCAGAGTTTGCCAAACGTGTCGCAGGAGAAGTAACAAACTCACATATTGTACAATTACCACTAGGTATGGACATCAACGAGATGTATCTACAGAATGGGCCAGAGGAAACTATGACACTACTAGGAGGAGCGAGATGAATGAGCAAGAAAAAGGATCTCCAAGAGGCAGCCATATTATTGACGGATATGGGGATGATAATAGTCTCGATAGATTACAAGGCTGGGACTATAACTTGTCAGCCGATGCCCGCAAGAGGATAGATGATGACTTCATTCGAGATGTCTGGTCCATCTTGGACTCCGCTGGAAATCTGCTCATCCGCAAGCATAGTGATTACGGCCCGAAGAACATCGCTCACAGTCCAGGTGGAGCACTCAACGGACTCCGCGTGCGAATGTGGGACAAAGTGGCTCGTATCAATAACCTCCTTGATAGCAGAGTATCTCCCAGTAACGAAAGCCTCAGAGACTCCTTCATAGATTTGTTGAACTATTCTGCCATTGCAATTATGGTGCTCGATAAAAAGTGGCCTGAGTTACCTAATGATTAGTCAAGAAAAGTTAGATGAATGGGCAAGGCTATATGAATCTACTTGCACTGAGTCTCCAACTTGCGCTTACTGCCAACACTACGCCAACATTATTCGTAAGCCACAGATATTTACTGACTTTGAAAAGACAGATTTGTTCAAGGGTTGTATGAAAAAGATTGCAGAACTATCACGGAGGTTAGAGAAAGTTGACTGAGAAGTATTCGTGGTACAAGGCTGCGCTACGCAGAAAGAAAATAGAAGAAGCGAAAAGATTGAAGGCTGCCCGTTACGTTGATGAGATGAATAAGAGAGCCAATGACAAATCAACTACATCCAACACTCAATGATCTAGTCCCCTCGGTGGTCACTACTATCCATCGTAGGTTTAGAACTTACACAGAAAGATCAGACCTACTCCAAGAGGCGTGGGCTTTCGTTCTCTCACGCGCTGATAACTTCAATGAACTACTCAACCACGAGTCAGAAGTCCAGCGTAAATGGAATGAGAAGCGAGTAGCGTGGCAGATACGCAGGAACTTAGAACGTTATGCTCGTAAAGAGAAGGCAGTCAAGTCGGGATATCAGATCGCTGATGAGGCATACTACGACACAGTTACTATCGGACAGTTACTTCCATTCGTAATCAAAAGTTTTGTTACTGATACTGCCCTAGAGCAGAGCCAAGTCCTTGTCAATGACGGCACACCTAGAAAGCAGAGCGCACCAGCAGAAGGTGGAAACCTGCTTGCTATGCTGGTTGATATCAAGAAAGCCTATGAGAAACTAGATAAGCAAGACCAAGAGATACTGCGCCTGCGTTACCACGATAACCTCACTCTTCAACTCATCTCTGAGTATTTAGAATGTGCTATCTCTACTGCTGATCGTAAATGTAATCAAGCCCTACGCAAACTACAAGAAAACATAGGAGGCGAAAGCCCTTGGCAATAGTCATACAACTTTCCCAAGCAGAGGTAAGAGTCTGTGCTCTTATCGCTGTTGAACGTTGGCTAGTCAAGTTCGGGTCAGAAGATAGACCCAACTACGCAAGTGGTAAGAAGTTCGGTAAGTTAGAACCTGAGATCAATGCCAACATCAGAGCCAACGTCGCTGAGTGGGCAGTCGCCCGTCACTATAACCTTGGTTGGAATATGCCGTGGTACCCGAACGACTTACATAAGCAGAGAAAGAACATCTCTGACGTGGGTGACTTAGAAGTGCGAACAGTACGCACTCAGTCTGCTATACCCTTCTGGAAAAAGGACGTGGGTAGGACTATCGTTGGGACAAAGGTTCTTGATGAAGAATACTATTCTTTGGTGGAAATCTACGGCAAGTTCCAAGCCGATGACTTTATGATAGAACAATTCTCTGACCCTTCCATTGACGGCTGGCGTGTGCCTGTGGAGTTATTAGAAGTATGAAGTACGAATACGAGTGTCCTGCCTGTGGAAATGTCGTCCTCATTCTCCGTTCCATTCACGATATTGAGGTGGATTATGACTGCCCTCAATGTGGATCAACTGTCAATAGAAAGTATGAAGCCCCTGCCATTTCATTCAGAGGCAAGGGCTTCTATTCTACTGACTCGAAAGGATAAGGAACTAGTCAGTAGTGTCCTTTGCGTTGATGATAGCGATAAGCCTTACAAGGTGTTCCATAACGCTCACTAATGTAACGTAAGCCTCGCAGTATTTGGAGTTCAGGGTCTCGACTTCTCTCTCCAAGCATTTGAGCGATTCCAAAAGCGCTGCTTCTAGGGTTCTGTGCGAAGTGGTCAAACCTGCTCTCACGGGTCCATAGATCGTGGAGGCAGAGCCACTCTCGTCCTCGCCAACCAAACGCAACCCACGCATAGGTCTTGGCTCTTTCTCTATTTTCATTCTTCTCCTCCCACGTAGCCTTTGTCCTGCTCATCTGTGTTGCTTTTCTCGGATCGAGATGAGTTACCTCGTGTGTTCCTACTAGAACCAATATCATTGTTAGTAGCGGTAGCGCCACTAATATCCAACCACGCCCTTCCATTAGCCTCATCAGTTAGCCTCTCCTTCTCAAGTAATTCCTTGTATTGGTCGGGGTACTGCTGAGCAAGGCGGGTTAGCGCTCTCGCCCTCGCCCTCTGATAATTGCGTAGCCATACGGCTCGCTTCTCAGAGTTCTGTCTGCGTCTATCTATCGTTTTCATTGAGTTTATGCTCCCATATAATCAGCAGATAGGCAAGAATACAGACGGCTATTACACCTAGAAATATCACCCTCTACTCCTCTCGCTTGTGATAGTAGCCAGCACCAGCGCCGTCACTTCTATCTTGTCGGTTACCAGCACAGGGTTCTCGATGTCCTGCTCATTCCATACACTCACAAAGATAGAGTTATCTAGCCCTCGTCTGAACCATTCAACGGCGTCAGACGGGCTTGCTCCACCCCACGCAATATCGCCCTTCCTATCCATTACCTCATAGAAATTGACGAGTTTCATACTTCACTCCCACAAACTAGACAGGTTACTTCTTCGACAGGTTGTTCTATCTCACAAGCATCACAGTCTTGCCACTTGATATGTAATAACTGTTGATTATCTTGTCTATCTTTGACAAACTTTCTGACTGATCCGTCTCCGAAATTGACATACATTTCGTAGAGAAAATCAGATAACTCTTTCTCTTCATACAGTTTCATTCTTCTCCTCCTTGTAGTTGATTAGTTGTAGTTCATTCAAGGCATTCACCATACGGATTAGGTTCGCCCCTGCCTCCTTGCTATCTCCCTCTACCATTTGCTTGATCGCAAGGTCACGGCAGAGGTCTGCCTTTGCTTGATAGTATTCTTTATTCACTTGCTTCCTCCTCCAATAGTCCTTCCAATAAATTGAGTATTCCTGTCACCTGTTCAGGTTCATCTCCTTCTCGCCAAGAATATGACGCTAAGAAATCGTATTGCTCCTTGAGTAATCCTTTATCTATATTCATTACTCTCCTCCATTTCTTTGATTAGGTCATCTATTTCAGGAGAGTAGGCTACTCTATCCGCCTTCTCTTCCTCTAAACCACACGCAGTTTCGGCGTGCTTTGTTAGTGTGCGATCAGAGAAGTTCCACCCACATACACCACACTTAGGCATTACTCTCCTCCTCGCACTCAGTATCATCGTGAACCTTTCGATCCCACTTACTCTCCTCATTCAACATCTCACAGCACGCACCGCAGATATCATTCTCACATCTGTCACACGGCACAGAGTCAGGGAACAACTTATCTCCACACTCTATACACCTAGACATTGACTACCTCCTCTGAACAGTTGTGTTCTCCATTGTTGTATTCACCGCACGCACCGCAGGCGTGCCACTTGCTCTCATAATCGGGATCATAGACACACCGTTGCCCGTGATAACTAGACCAATGCTCGCCACACCCCACGCATTTATCGTTCTTGTCATAGTTACTCATTACTCGCCCTCTCTCTCCTTGATTTCTACCTTACTCATTACCCACAGCACCGCCCCGATTAGTAGGGCGATACCTAACACTTGCGCGGTGGCTTGCCACCCTCCTAGATATATGTCGAACACTATGCGCTCACTTCCTCTTCTGCTAATTCTTCTTCCAATTCCTCAATGGCTTCGTTGAACAAATCGGTGTAGTAGAGATATAGGTCAAGCCCCATTAGACCAATAATCGTAATCTCTCCCCCCATACCTAACTCAGCATAACCGCGATTATCGTATTCGCTAGGTAACTCTTGCCATTCTCTAATTATCTGATTAGAGTAAACGGGAAGATAGCCGTCCACCCATTCGCCCGAATTGTCTTTGATATCGTCAATTTCTTCCCCATTGGATAGGGCGGTACGGATTTCTTGCTTCATCTGTTCTACTGTTGTCCTGCTCATTGTCTTATCCTTTCAATGTGGAGGCTAGTTCCTCCCCTCCCCCGCAGGATAGTCTAACCCTGCGAGGAAAGGCAAGCACCAACTCGATCGAGTTCCCTCTCTCCTAAAAATGATTTTCGTATTGGTCTATCGCCCATTCATAGAGAGCGCCCTCTGTAAGAGTCACTCTTTCGGTGTCGTTGAAATACTCAACGCTTACCTCGTTGAGGTCTAAATCCTCCTGTATCTTTACGCCGTCCTCATTGGGAAAGAAAAAAGACATAATGCGGAAGCGGTTCGGTGCGCTTTCGGCATAGACAAAAGGGTTCGCCTCGTTGCCTTCCTCGCGGTCTGCCTCTGTTGTTGCTAGTAGTTCCGCCTCTCGTTGCTTGAGGTTCATTGTTTAGCCTCCTCTAGTTCTTTCGCGCACTTATCGCAGACATTATCGTTCGGAAATTGCGGGTCATAGACCCATTTACCGCACGCCTTATCGCCTACCCCTAGACATTCGCTCACTTTGTAGCCTCCTCTAGTTCTGTGGTGATGTGGTAGGTCTCTTCATTGCGTTTTACACATTCGCAATACTCCTCACCACAGGGACAGAGTTCCGCCCCTCCTGTCCAAAATGCGTCGTACTTAGCCTCTGCCTCTTCCTGAGTCTCTGCCTCTATGTAGAGCACTTCTGTAATTACCTCAAATTGGTAGCGCTTCATTTCTTATCCTTTCGGGGTTCTAGGTCTAGAACCTCCCCACCGCCCACCCGTGAGGGTGAGCGATAGGCAAGCGCTAAGCCTTGTAAACCGCTCCTAGAAATCGGAGGGAATCAAAGCGAGGGTTCTCTACGGATAACCATTCAACGACATCGTTGACGGCTTGGTCTACTGCCTTACCTTCGGCGGTCTTTGGTTCAACGGCTAGAACTAGGCGGTTCATCACCTTTGCTAGTTCTACATAGTCTTTTCTAGTCATTTCTGCCCCTTTTCGGTTCTTTAGAACATTTGTTCTAATCGTTGTTCGGTATCTCCGCCAACGAGAGAACAATACACGATAGATGAGGTTTATCTATCTATTTGGCAAAGATTTTTCGGTCATAATCGGTCAGACCTTTAGCCGTATCTGCTAGGTAATTAGACAACGAAAGTGTTGCGAAATAGAACACTTGTTCGGATCTTTAGTAAAGGTTGAGGGTTGAGAATTGTCTTAGGATTATTTATTTATGGAAAGAAAATAACAAAGGCACGGGGGCGCAAGAGTGCCGAGTGGGTAGCAAGCCCTCACAAGATTATCGTCTCAACATACGAGACAAAGGCAACAACCGAAAAAAGACGGCAACCGCAGGGGCAACAAACCCCCGTTTATATAGCCGAGCCACGCCCTGTATGTACTCCCCAAATAAATATCTCGACTAAAGTGGGGGGCTTAGATCTATATAAAACGGACATAGAACCCGTGATATAGGTGACGTTCGTCACATTAGTAGGAAATCACCTATTTTTTCTGCCTTATATATAGTAGGGGAGCAAATGCGACACAGCCCTAGCATTTGCGACCAGGGGCGCTTCGCTGGGTGCTACGCGCCCTAGAAGCGTAACCAACTTACCCCCTTGCTCCTAAGGTCGCTTCGGGGCGCTCAAGCACCGAAGCCAGGTGTGGTGCTTTGCACCACTTTTAGTGGGGATAGTTGTATCTATTCCAATAGGAGATCTAATGGCAAAGCAAAAACCCACCAAACAACAGAAGGCCTATGGTAAGGCCCGTGCTGGTGGAAATAAACCTATGAAGATTACAGGCGACGATGTTCGTCGCGCTGGCAAGGCTGCTGCCATTGTTGCTATCAACCTTACCCCTACAGGACGTGCTGCTAGTACCGTCGCTAAAATTGCTTCTCTATCCAAGGCTACCAAGTTATCCTCTGGTGCCTCCAAGGTAAAGACCAAAACCTTTACCCAAGGAAGAACTGCTAGAATTACAAACACCCCTCCTAAAAAATCGGCTGCTGGTCCTAACTCTCCTATCAAGGGAACTAAGGTCAAGGTTGAGTACAAAACCAAAGAACTTACTCCTAAGCAGCAGGCTACTTTGACCACAGGTCGGGTAGTTCGTGAAAAAGGCAAAGCAGCAGGAGCCTACGCTAAAGGTGCTGCTACTACAGCAATCATTGCCAGCGAAAAGGGTAAGAACAAAAAGAAGAAGAAGTAGATCTTGTGACTGTAACCCCGAACAAGACCAAAGAGTCAGATAGAGCCAAGAAGGTCATACTCCAATGTATGGCTGAAGGTATGACTGTGGAAGCGGCAGTCAAGACTGCTGGTAAATCCATCAAGTCCTATGAGTACTATCGTCGGGTAGATCCCACATTCAAGTCGTTGGCTGATAGAACCCGCCTCGGTTCTGTAGAAAAGAACTGGGCTGAGGAATCAGCCCTTGGTCTAGACTTTGTTACCTGGAGACAAAAGTACCTCAGATCCAAGACCTTTGGTCACCAGAAGAATCTGATAGATGTGATAGAAGGACGCGAACCTTCCTGGCTCCATCCATCAATGAAGTACGAAAAAGGTATTGCAGATAACCGCATCCTTTTGAACATCCCACCCAACCACGCCAAGTCAATGACGGTCACGGTGGATTATGTTACCTACCGCATTGTCAATAACCCCAACTTTAGAGTTCTTATAGTTTCCCAAACCCAGCGTTTAGCGGCTGACTTCCTTTATGCTATAAAGCAGCGACTAACGCATCCAATGTACGAAGAACTACAGCAGGCCTACGCCGCTGGGGTTGGGTTCAATACTAAGACAGCCTCCTGGCAGGCTACCCGTGTTACCTTTGGTGAAGAACTACGTGAGTCTTCTGAAAAAGATCCAAACCTAGAAGCCGTCGGTATCGGCGGTCAGATCTACGGTAAACGCGCTGATATGATTATCATAGATGACGCTGTAACCTTATCAAACGCCAATGACTTTGAACGACAGATCAAGTGGCTCACCCAAGATGTACGAAGCCGTCTGAACCCCACAGGTAAACTTATTGTGGTAGGTACCCGCGTTGCACCAGTAGACCTATACAAAGAATTACGTAATCCAGATCGCTACCCTGGTGGCTTAGTTCCCTGGACCTATCTGGCTATGCCAGCACTTCTTGAGACAAACGAAGACCCAGAAAAATGGGTTACACTCTGGCCCTATTCCGATGCTCCATTTGATGGACAAGAAGAAGTAGATAAAACAGAAGAAGGCTTATACCCTCGTTGGAATGGTAAGCATCTATTTGCTGAACGCCAGGCTATGGATACCTCCACCTGGGCGCTAGTCTACCAACAGCAAGATGTTTCTGATGATGCAATCTTTGACCAAGTTTGTGTGAAAGGCTCCATTGATGGAATGCGAAAAGCAGGTCGTCTGGTGCCTGGCAATCCAGGTCATCCCAAAGACCTCAACGGTTTCAGTTTTGTTTGTGGACTCGACCCAGCAATGGTCGGAGACACAGCGGCGGTATGTTATGCAGTTGATCGCATTTCTCATAAGCGCTACATTGTGGACGCTATCAAGATTACGCGTCCTACGCCTGCACAAATCAGACAACTCATTACCGATTGGACTCACGTATATGCACCATCGGAATGGATCGTGGAGCGTAACGCCTTTCAATCTTTTCTCACGCAAGATGAAGGAATTAGACAGTTCCTTGCATCCAAGGGAGTTGTACTAAGAGAGCACCACACTGGTAATAACAAGTGGGATGCAGGCTTTGGTGTGGCATCTATGTCTACACTCTTTGGTACCAAGCAGCAAGATGGAAAGCATCACAGAGATAATCTGATTCATCTACCCTCAGACCAAACAGAAAATATCAAGAGCCTTATAGAACAACTTATTACTTGGTCACCTACGACTAAGGGTAAGACCGATATGGTGATGGCCTTGTGGTTCTGTGAGATTAGAGCACGTGAGTGGCTCAACAACGGAATTCACGCAGCACATCATCTCAAGAATCCATTTTTGTCCCGCTATGAACGGGGCAAGAGAATGGTTGTCAACATTGACAATCTACTCGCTGAACAGGAAAGGCAATTTATCTAATGGCAACAATAAAAAAGAAAACTGCTAAGCAAATTGCAGGAACTAGAACTAGAGCAGCACAATATGCTGAAGCAAATAAAGCAGAAGATAAAGTGCGTGTAGCCGCTATAAATCTCTCAAGAGGTGTGCCTAAGAGTAAAGCAGGTAAGTTAGCCCGTTCTGTTTCTAACCCAACCAAGGCTGAGTATAAAGCCGCAACTGCTATGCAGAAACAACGTGCTGCAGAAACAGACCGAGCCTACGCTAGAAGTTTGAAGAAAAAGAAGAAGTAACTTTCCCCTTAGTTAGGAATTTAGATGTTATCAGTCAAAGAGGTAGTCGCAAAGGTTGCTCGTCTACAGACGAAGTACTCTGCTCGCGACCAGCGTATGCGCGACGTGCTATCAGTACGTCAAGGAGACATCAGCAAGGTTTACCCTGCGATGTTCTCAGAAGATTACCCAAAGCCTCTTGTTGCTAACTTCGTAGATGTTGCTGCTCGTGACCTCGCAGAGGTAATGGCACCACTGCCATCATTCAACTGCGCTGCTACCAATATGGTTTCAGACTCAGCACGCAAGGCTGCAGATACCAGAACTCGTATCGCTAACTATTACGTCTCTATGTCTGAGTTGCAGATTCAGATGTATAACGGTGCTGACTGGTTCAACACCTACGGAATGCTGCCAGCAATGGTTGAGATGGATTACGAGACAAACAATCCACGTATCCGCTTGCTCAATCCATTTGGTGTCTATCCTGAGATTGACAGATTTGGTCGTTGCACATCACTTACTCAAACAATTCAAACTGACGCTGAGACTTTATCAGCGCAGTATCCAGAGTTTGCTTCCCAGATTATGCCTAAGATGGCATTCACAATGGGTAGCCCTTATATCACAATGGTCCGTTATCACGACAAAGACCAAGACTTGGTATTCCTACCAGATCGCAATAACTTAGTTCTATCTAACTTACCTAACCCAACTGGTAAGTGTATGGCTCGCGTTGCTGTTCGCTCATCTTTAGATGGCGAAGCACGTGGTCAATTTGATGATGTTCTAGCGGTGCAGTTGGCACGCGCTAGATTTGCAGTTCTGCAAATTCAAGCAGCAGAAAAGTCTATTCAAGCACCGATTGCTATTCCGCAGGATGTCCAAGAACTCGCACTTGGCCCTGATGCGATTATGCGTTCATCTAATCCACAGGCAATCCGCCGTGTGCCGCTAGAACTTCCACCTGGAGTCTTTACAGAATCAGGCGTTCTAGAGCGCGAACTACGTCTCGGTTCTCGTTATCCAGAAGTTCGCTCAGGAAACATTGACGCATCTATCATTACAGGTCGCGGAGTTCAAGCACTACAGGCTGGCTTTGATACACAAGTACGTGCAGCGCAAGCACAGTTTGCTCGCCTCTTTACTGAACTTGTATCTCTCTGCTTTGAAACAGATGAAAAAATCTTTGGCAATATGACCAAAGAAATCAAGGGCGTAGATGATGGTACTCCATTCAATATGAAGTATGTACCAAGCCGCGCTATCAATGGTGAGTACGGTATAGATGTGCGCTACGGCATTATGTCTGGTATGAATCCCAACAATGCCATCATCGCTTTGCTACAAATGCGTTCTGACAAACTTGTATCACGCGACTATGTACGTCGTGAAATCCCGATGGAGTTGAATGTTACTCAAGAAGAACAACGTGTTGACATTGAAGAGATGCGCGATTCTCTTCGTGTTGCTGTTGCTCAGTATGCCCAGGCTATTCCAGCGATTGCTGCACAAGGTCAAGATCCTTCTCAGATTGTTGCTCGAATCGCCGAGGTAATCAAGGGTCGTCAAAAAGGTTTACAACTAGAAACTATTGTGGAGAAGGTATTTACACCAGAGCCACAACCTGAAGTCCCAGCAGAAATGATGGGCGGTGAAGTTCCAGCAGCAGGTATGGCCCCCGTTCCTGCCTCGCAGCCAACTCCAGAACAAATGGGTGCGGCCCCTGCTGCTGGCGCTCGTCCAGATATTGCTACGTTACTCGCATCTATTGCAGGGTAGGGAGGTGTAAATATGAAAAAAGGTGGTCGTGCAAAGGCATCAGTCCAGAAGCCAACCGAAGGTCCTAAGAAGGCTCCAATGCCAAAGGGCGGAAAAGTTGCTTTTGGTTATGCAGCAAAGGCTCGTAAAGGCAAGAAGGCTTAGTTTTACTTTGAGAGGATAGAGCGTGGACGAAGATAAAGATTATGTACCTCGCTCTATTACTCTCGCTGATTTCTTAGTAGTTGTATCAGGTTTTGCAGTAAACATAGTTAGAGCATTTGAAATGCTTGCTTCAGAATTATTAGATTTAGCAGTGTATAACGCAAATAGAAAAACAAAGGTTTCCAGAGTGTGGGAACAATTTACTTCAGATTTAGAGAAGATGGAGGACAATAATGGCTAGAGGCCCACTAGCAGGACCAGCAGGTCCAGGCAAGTTCTCCAAGAGAACAGATGGATTAGAATTCAAACCAGATACTTATGGTCAAGGTGTAGAGCAAGCCGCAATCAAAGCAGGTGCTCCACTTGCAAAGACTGCAGATGTTCGTGGATTACCAGCAGGAGAAGTTCGTGCTGCAGCACAAGAAGCAGTAACTCCGTTATTTGCACCAAGCCAACGTCCAGATGAACCTATTACTTCAGGTATTGCAATGGGCGAAGGACCTGGACCAGAAGTTCTAGGCGGAGCAAGACCAGCACAAAAACTTTCTGACACTTTAGCGCAACTATTACCTTTTGATGATACAGGCGATATAGCAATCTTGTATCAAGAGGCATTAGCACGGGGTAACTAATGGCTGATCTGAATACCGCAGCATCGGCAGCAGGTCTTACTCCAGCACAAAAGAAACAGATTGAAAAACTTTCTAAAGCGCTAGAGGCCCACAAGACTCTTTTGAACCTACCAGCACCTGTTGCTGAAGAGGCGTATCAAAATAAATTTACTGCATCTGAAAAACAAGATATGCAGAATAAGTTTGGTACAGAGTCTCCAGAGCAAAAGCCACCTCGTGGTTGGCTAGGAACTGCTTGGCATTACACAGGTTCCAAAGTTCTTGATGTTCTTGAGGCTGGCTCTGATTTATCAACTCGTGTTGCTCGTACTGGAATCATAGCCCTCGAAGAAGGAATCAATCTTTCTGATGCTTGGGATCGCTCTGATAAGAGTGGACAAAAAGTATTCAATGAAAAAAGACTTCAGAAGGCTACAAAGAAATACGGCGATACAGTAATAGGTTTAGCCAAGCGCCTTCAAAGCGGTGAGAAAGTAACCGACATAATGGTTACTGCTACACCTGAAGAACAGTACTGGCTCAAGATTGCTGACAATACCGTCAAAGATATCAATGGTATCAAAGACGAAAAAATCAAAGCCGATAGGGATTTGTTTGAAGATGCACTTGCATCGGTAAACGCTGCACAGTATTCACCAGGTCGTTTTATAGCAAACATTGTAGATACTATTACACCAGGTGACTTATATGAAAAAGGCTTTTTCTATAAAGTTACATCTGGAGCACTCGATGCAATGTATCGAATTGTTGCAGATCCATTTATCCTACTTGGAAAAGCAAAGCGTCTTTATGATGTCAACAAGTATGCCTACGAAGTAATCGTTGCTTCAGCAAAAGAAGGCGGAGAAACTGCTGCCCAGTATTTTGCTAAGGATTCTACAGTCCAGTTCTGGAACAGATATGGTCAGGAACTAGACAAGATTCGCAAGGCTACTGATAGTGGCGATAGAGAAGCAGCAGCAAGAGCGCGTATTGAAGCGCAGCGGATTGCTCCAGAGTTCGGTCCTAGCGTAATCAACCTATTCAACAAAAACAATATCTCAGATATTGAGACAGCCAAAGCGTTCTTCTATAACTCAGAAGATGCTTTCAAGGTAATGGCTGCAGGAACTGCTCGTCGCCGCATCATTATGCCTCGCCTAGACCCTCTACGTAGAGCACGTCTAAGCACTTTGACTACTGCTAATAAGGTTTTCAACATAGATACAGTTGGTCCAAAACTAGTTGATAATATGTTCGGGTATCCAGCAACCGATGATGGTATCTACAAAGCCCTTGTTGAGGATAGAACAAAACTGGTAGAGGCAGCCCAAGGTCTAAAAGTCAAGGGTGTAGATCGTTTCCGTTTTTCTAGCGCAGACATTGCACGTCGCTATGACAATGCAAAGCGTAAGTTTACTCGCATCCCGCTATTTAGAAACGATGAATTCAACCTTCGTGAAGCAGATGCCCCAGATAAGATTTATCAGTTAGCAGCGATTGCACTTCCAACTCGTGAGGCGCGTCTTATTTCTGAAACATTTAGAGCAACTGATGATCTTGGTCGTCGTAAAGATATCTATGATGGGTTATGGAATACCCTTGTAGAAATACGTGGAGCCAATAAGTTTCCTGCTGGTCAGAATGTAGCACGACTACTTCGCCAAAAGGGTAAAGAAAAATACAGCGTTGCTGGAACTGACGACTACATTGACTTTGGTGTATTGCCAAGTGAAATGAATGACATAGTTACTGCTCCTAGCCTAGTAGACCTTGATCGTCTGGCTGGTAGAAGCGGTCTTGTAAATACCATTGTTGGATTTGGTAATACAAAGTGGGCAGAAAAGATGACCAACTACTGGTCATTCTTGACTCTTGCTGGTCCTCGTTACGCTATTCGTAACGCCTCAGAAGATTTGATGGTAAACCTTGCTATCGGTAATAGTGTATGGGGTATTGCTAAAAGCAAGTATCTATCTACGCGTCTCAATACCGCTATTCAACTAGCGCCAGGTTTGACCAGGGCTGAGAAATTTGCATCTGATCCACTTGGTATCATTATGCGATTTGTCAATAAGAGCCAGGCTGATAAGTATTCTGGAGAAATCAAGGCAATTCAAACAACTCTTGAATCTCAAAAGAAGCAGATTGCTGATTTCGCTAGAATAGCAAAGTCCAGTAAAGATGCAAACGAAGTTGCTACAGCCAAGGCTAATATCAGCCGTATCAACAAAGAAATGAATGCTAAGGGTGGAGTCGTAGACCAGACTCGCGTCATCCTTGCTCAGGCTTTATCAGAAGGTCGTACCCAAAACTTCCTCAAGAAGTTCAATATCAAACTACTTGATGATGAAGGCGTAGATATTCTAAAAGAGCAAGTTCTCTTTGGTGATATTGACAACGTAGTATCTATTATTTCTGAAGGCGGATTCAACTTCGCATCAGGCTCTACATATATTGATGGCGCTTACGACTTAGCCAAGTCACTTGGCGTAAGACAAGCAGAACTTCGCCTTGATTTAGGTGGACTCAAGACTCGCTATGGAAGAACTGCGACAGATCGCGGATTCCGTGAGATTGGCATAATCAAAGAAAACGAGGCATCTCTAGTTGCCTGGGCTTTACGTATTTCATTCTATGGAAATGATGAACTAGGCTCTATAGCACTTGCTAATTTGTCAGATGATGCTAACGAGGCTGCTAATACAATCAAGACTATCCGCACTTACCTAGAAGGTAACAAGCAATTAGTCTCAGATGCACGTCTTTTGGCAGGAAGAGATTTATCTCTTGATGAATACGCCAAGATAGTCTATGACCGAGCAAAGTCTTTAGTAGCGGAACGCTCTACTGGTAAAATCAATACTGCTTTGCTAGATAAGATTCGCGTTTTTGATGACGACCTAGGTAGATACAAGATTTCAGGTAAACTAACACTTGAAGATGTCTACGATATAGACGAAGCATTGCTTCCTAAGTCTGTTGTTGGACCAGAATTGGTACCAGTAGCAGATGTAGATAACTATACAGCGCCATTGATGCAAAATGGTTGGGTATGGCTAGGACTATCGAACGCTCGTATCTCTCGTCAGCCTATTGTATTCAACGAAATGGTACAGATTCGCAAGCAAATGCGTAAGGCTGGATTTGAAAAGGCTTATCTTGATGCCTTTACTCGTGATATCAAAGATCCTGCAGCCAAAGCAGCAGCACTTGTCAATGCAAGAAAAGAACTTGCTACCTTGGTAGAGGAAAGAGCAACATCACAGGTACTTGCATACGTGGATAATCCACTTATCCGTAGCCAAGTATCGTTCTCACTGCGTAACTTTGCTCGCTTCTATCGTGCTCAGGAAGACTTCTTCCGTCGTTTCGGACGTATTATTCGCTATAACCCAGAGGCAATCCAAAGATTGCTACTTACTTGGGATGGCGTTGCACATTCAGGCTGGATACAAGAAGATGATCGTGGAGAAAAGTACTTTGTTTACCCACATTTCGCTCCAGGATATAAGGCTATCCAGGGAACTCTTCGACTTCTAGGTATTGAGCAGGACTTCAAAGTACCATTCCCAGTGCAATTCGGTGGTTCTGTAAAGATGCTCACACCATCTATCAATACAGAGTCGTGGTTGCCTACATTCTCTGGCCCTGCAGCAGCGCTTCCTATGACTATGCTTGAGAGTATTTCTGACATATTCAAACCAGGTATGGGAGATACGATTGCAAGATACACTCTTGGAGAGTATGCCGTAGGCGAAACCCTAGTATCGCGTCTATTGCCAGCACACGTCAACCGTTTTGTTGCAACATTTGACCAAGACGAGAGAAACTCTCAGTATGCTTCTGCAATTCGCAAATCAGTTACTTATCTAGAGGCATCAGGAAATGGTATTCCTAAGCGTTATGATGAGGCTGGAGAACTACTTCCACCATCACCTGCAGAACTTGAAGAGTATCGCCAAAAACTGCGGTCAACAGCGCTAGGTATCCTAGCAACACGATTTGCATTCGGCTTCCTTGCACCAGCATCACCATCTATCCAACTAAAGTCTGATATGTCAGAATGGATTCGTGACTCTGGCTTGGCTAACTGGAAGCAAGCATTCAACGATTTGCGTGAAAAGTATGATGGAGACTATGACGCAGCAATGCGTAAGTGGGTAGAGATTTACCCAAATACAGTCCCATATACTGTCACAGAATCAGAGCGAAAGACGGTAGCATTCTTTGGTTACGCTGAAGAATCGGGTAGATTCGTAGAAGAAAACTCAGGTTTATTTGAAGATCACCCAGAAGGCGCTGCATTCCTCATCCCACATAAGGGTGCATTCTCATTTGATACATACAGAACTATGTCGGAGATGGGACTTCGTACCAATAAGCGAGTAGAAGATTATATTCGTGAGGTACAGACCGCTGCAGACCTGCAGACATACTACGACAAGCGCGATGAGTATGAAACACAACTTGAGTTCGCTGGTTCTGATTTTGCTCGTAGCATATTCCGTCAAGAGTTCAACTCTTGGAAACAGAGATTCTTTGCTGGTCGCCCATTAGTTCGTGAAGAACTAAACCAAGGCGCAGAAAAAGCAATCCAGCGAGTAGAGGCTTTGGATGATCTACAACAGATGCTCAGCAATCCAAGGTATGCAGCAGTTAGACCAGAAACTCAAGATGTCTTACGTAAGATGATGGATGCTTACACATCGTACAAGACACAGAAAGAGATTCTAGAACTAACTGGAAGCAATTCAGACTTTATGGATTCTATGAAGGACAGCACAATCGTTCAGATCCGTGAACTTGCTACCTTCAATGAAAATACTCAAGCAGCATACGACGCATTGTTTGCAAGACTATTAGGCGACTAGGAAGATAATGGCAACGACTCTCAAGCAGTTCCTTGACAAGGACCCACAGGTCAAGGCAGCCCGTAAAAAGGCTCAAGCCGCACGTGCTGAACTACAAAAGCAGCAACAGGCTTTAGCAGCAGCAGGTGCTCGTGCAGATGCTAATACAATAGAGGCAATCAATCGTCGTATCCAAGCAGCGCAACAAGAAGTAGATAAGCAGTCTGAGAACCTACAGTTGGTTGAGGCTAATCGTACTGATTACTTCTCTCAAAACAAAAAGGCTATTAGAACTGAAGAACGCGAACTAAGCGTAGCGGAAGCAAAGCAAGAACTTGAGGAGTTGCTACAGCAACGCCGTCAAGATCCTCGCATTGCTGGTCCAGTTGTAGATGCTCGTATTCAAGACCTCAACGACAGAATCAATGGGACTGGAAAGTATGCTCCTAAACCAAAAGAAACCAAGGTTGATGGTGCAGTTACAAATCAAGAAGGTGGCGCTAAAGAATTACGCGACTACACTACCGAAATAAAGAACGCTTATGTAACTGTAAGAAATATGAAGCCTGCTCAACGCAAGGCTTTGATAACAAGTTTGAAGAATGCTGGATATAATCCACCAAATGTATCTGAGGTATACACAGATCAACTTGCTAATGAGTATCTCAAGGCTATCCAAGAGAACTCAGTAAGATCAAGACAGTTTGGTGAAATATCATTCAATGAATTTCTTACTGAAAAGACTATTGAGAACAACGCCCTAAAGAAATCTGGCACTGGTCTAACAACGACAGTTGACACTGATGTTGATATTGTCCGTAAAACCAAAGGTCAGATTGATCAGGATATTAGCGAAATCGCTATCAAGGTTCTAGGTAGAGACATATCTGAAGAAGATAAGGTCGAAGACTGGTATAAAAACCTAGTCAACTCTATTGGCAAGATGTACGAAAAAGGAACAAAGACTGTAACTACAGCCACGACAAGACGTGGTGATGGGTCAACTGTATCTGGTTCTAAGAGAATTGTAACGCCTAGCGTTGCTGAGGCTGACATTGATGCCTTGATTGAACGTCGTTTGAGAAAGAATGACCCAGAAAGCGTAGGCCGTAAAGAACGGCTTGACTTTGTTTCGTGGATGAATAAGGCATTAGGAGACTAACGGTGGCAGAACCTACTTCATACCAAGAAGCCTTTGATGCAGCATATAAAAGGGCTATTGATCGTGGCGACAGCCCATCTGAGGCGAATGCTACCGCAAAGGCTGCTGCTGATAACTGGGCAAAAGAATATGACCCAGCAGGAATTCTAGAAGAAGTCCGTAAAAGTCCAGAAGGTGCAAAACTCGGCATTGGTCTTGCCTTGCTCTCTGACAAAAAATACGGTTCACAACTTATGGAAGTTTTTAGAACCTGGAGAAAAGATAAGAACAAGGCTCTAGATCTACTCAATAAGTCAGCCTGGGCGCAACTAAATAAGACTGCTCGTGACAACTACTCTCTAATGCTAGAGAGAGGTGACATCTATCAGAGCCAACTTGCTAACTTCAAGGCAAGAATCAATAAACTTCTCACAGAAGAAGGCTATGACCGTCTTGATGATAAGACCTTAGAAGATGCTTACCTGTCTGGTAAAGATGATGAGACATTACTACGCGAGGCTCTTGCTGGATTCAAGTTCAAGCCAGGTGCTACTGGTGGAACTATTGGTGCCAACTATGACACCTTACTAAAGGTTGCTCGTCGCAATGGCATTACAGATAGTATGCTTCCAAATGTTCTTGGATTTGATTCAGTAGACGAAATAATCAAGGCAATTCAAGGCGGCGAACGAATTGATACATTTGAGCGTAAGATTCGTAGTTATGCTAAAACAGCAATGCCAGATTATGTCAAGGGATTGCTTGATGAGGGCCAAGACCTAGAGGATATTGTTGGTCCATATAAGGCTGTAATGGTTGATGAATTAGAACTTCCATATAACTCAGTAGTTCTAACAGACAGATACTTACAGGATGCTTTAGCAAAGCAAACAAATCTTGCTGACTTTAGAAGAACACTAAGAAAAGACTCTCGTTGGCAGTATACAGATAAGGCTAAACAAGAAGTTGCCAGCACGACATTAGGCATACTTCGTGACTTTGGATTCCAGGGGTAATAATGGCTAAGAAAAAAACAACTGCTCCTAAGACTCTAACGCAAAAGCAACTCAAGGATATGCTTGCACAACAGCAAGCAAATTTGGCTGCTACTCAGGAAAGATTGACACAGGCCGAAGAGACATATAAATCTTTGACAACTCCATCTGAGGCAGAAACTATTGATCCAGATTTAGTTCGCAGTAAAGTTACTGGTCTTAGCGCTGCACAACAAGAAGCAAAAGATACCCTTATTTCTATTGCACAAGAACAAGGTGGCGGTTATTTACGTACTTCAAAATCAGCAGGCGAGGTAGTTGCTAAGCCAACAACCACACTTCCTCCTGGGCAAGAATGGAAATGGTTTCCTACTACTGGTGGTGGAGGAAGTTGGAAAGCAGTACAAATTTTTACTCCAGGAAGCGGAAATGGCAGTAGTGGCGGTGGAGTAAATTCAGGAAGTTCTACTGGCTCAACAACTAAAACTACCTACACTGCTCCAGATGGAAGAATCTTTACTGATCTAGGTGCCTATAACGCATACATTGCACAGATTGCAGCGGAGGATAAGCGACGCAAAGGACAGTCTGCATTTGATTTATTGTTTAGTGAGTTTGACCGATACGGTATGGGCGCACTGCTAAACGATGTAAAGAACTTTATCGTTGAAGGTTTATCGCGTGATGAGTTAGTGCTAAAATTACGCGCTACTCCAGCATATGAAAAACGATTTGCTGCTAATGCTCAACGTATAAAATCAGGATTGCGTTCTTTATCTGAGGCAGAATACATCGGTCTTGAAGACCAATACCAAAGCATTATGCGTCAGTATGGATTGCCTCAGTCTTATTATGCTCGTGGAGATATGGGTCGCCAAGAAGGATTTGAAAAGTTTATTGCTGGCGACGTATCACCAGTAGAATTAGAAGACCGTATTCAGACTGCACAGAACAGAGTAACCAATGCTCCAAAGCAAGTTCGTGATGCGCTCAATCAATTCTATGGAGCAGAACTTGGTAATGGAGATATTCTCGCTTATGTTCTCGATCCAGAAAAAGCGCTATCTCAAATCAAGCGTAAAGTAACTGCTGCTGAAATTGGTGGCGGTGCTGCAATGGCAGGACTTGGAGTAGGAAGAGAACGAGCAGAAGAACTAGGTATGTTTGGCGTAACTAGCGAACAAGCACGTCAAGGTTACCAATCAATCGCAGAATTCCTACCATCTGCTACAAAACTTGGAGACATCTACAGCAAGGCTGGTATGGGTCCATATAACCAAGCAGTTGCAGAACAAGAAGTATTTGGTATCACAGGTGCAGCCGATGCCGCATCTAAGCGCAAGAAGTTAGCACAACTAGAGACTGCACAGTTCTCTGGTACAACAGGTGCTGCACAAGGCGCACTAGGCCGCGAACGCGCTGGCCAATTCTAAGCCTGCTAACGGAACGACTGGCCCGTTAGAGAGATAACAAGACCAGAAGTAGAAGCCATACAGAAAGCCCCCGAGTCTGTATGAGGTCTACGAAACCAACTAACAAAGGGAGAAGGACCTATGTCCAACTACGACTACGAAGATGATGACTTTGACACCAATGATGGTGGAGATCTCGTCAAGCAGTTGCGTAAAGCAACAAAAGCAAAAGACAAAGAACTGGCTGAACTAAAGGCACAGTATGAGTCACTTGCAAAAGCAAATAGAGAACGAGCAATCAAAGATGCCCTCGCTAGTC